CTACGTAGCACCCATGAGCTGTTCGGGAATCCCGAATGACTGAATACTATTCCAATCCTATTCCTGACACAATTGATGGAGGTAGACAGAGGGACGTCAGATCTTTTATAGATTGAAAAATACGTGTCGTGAGAAACGGAGTATTTTGTAATGGGTACGCATCCACACGAGGTTGTAGAGACTGATGAGTACTACGAGGAAGATGCTGAGGCGGGTCCGGGGGTGGTGTGGCCTGACGTAAGTCAGCCGGTCGAGGAGACCACTGCTCCGGTCGAGACCTCATCGAAGAAGCGGGGTGATGCCGAGAAGCGTGCCGCGTTCTCGCGCCTGGCAAGCTCAAGGGCGAGCGCGGCGATGGACGCCATGCGACTGCTCGGGCATCTCGCTAACCCCACCCAGTACGTCTGGGACGAAGCCCAGGAGGCAACCCTGTTCGACGCGCTCGAAATGGGCGTCAAGGCGCTCCGTCGGTCGTTCGAGGACGCCCGGCGCGGCATCGCCAAGAACGGCAAGCACCTCTCGCTGAGGGTATGATGAGATTTCTTGATCCGGTCAGGTGGTTGTGGAGTTGGAAAATCCATTACCACTGGAAGATAACGGTGGCGATTATCCGCTATGGTGACACACCGGTGTCGCCGCCATTACCTATCCGTTTTGAATGGGTTGTGAGGCCGCATATCATCCAGAGGTGGCCATCATGGTGAATGAGCCGAACCACGACAGCCGCGTCCGCATGGAGGGATACGATGCCCTTCCCGCAAACGTGCGGAAAGCTATCCGGGAATCCCTGCATGACATGTGGGATACCTGGAGTGGCGTCCGATTGATCCGGCAAGGTGTTGCGTCGTCAGCGCTGGTCCGCATGGTGCGCGATCAGGAAATTGCGCAACATAAATCCGCAGTAGATCGCGGTGATGTTGCGGATGTCCCGGCCAATGATTTCATTCTGAGGAGGATAAAACGATGAGGCATCCGTTGGTGACGACCAACCATACGGTCATCTGCAAAAGCTGTGACCAGAGAGTATATTACGAGGGCACCAAGCCTAAGAAGTGCCCACACTGCGGCAGCCCGCTGTGATTTTTTGGAAAATCGAGGGGAGCCTGTCTCCCTCCCCTCCCCGTCCCCGTACCGCCATGGACCCATCATGAGAGTAGCGGAATACAAGACGAAGCATTCGCGCCGTGAGAAGGCCGTCACCGCGGACGATGAAATCGCCGATTGGATCAGCGCGCATCAAGGTCAGGCTATCGGGCAAGTCGCAGTGAAACCTGTAACGCTCCCTCGCGTTACGTTTTTGGAGAAATGCACTAAACCAAATTGCACGTGCGGATTTTAGTTTTGTGGAGAGTTACAGTAATAGAGCAAACGTTATCCATGAAACTCAATAACGGTAACGATACGTGCACAAACTTCGCGACGCGCAGGAACTTACCGTTGCGACGTTGCCGAAGTACGTCAACGATCATCAGCTTCTCGTAGCCGCGGATGACGAGAGGCGGATGAGTAAGATCTATGTCGTGCTTCGGCATGGTTCGAAATACTTACAAGCAGCAAGGTTTGCTTTGATTTCAGGTCCGACTTTGCTGGTGAGTTTTCTGTATTTCTCGCAACGCCCTGACGCGAAGACGTCGGTCTTTGTTTTCAGGAACGCACATCGCCCGCACGTTTCTCCGCGCGGCCCGGTTCCGGCGAAGTGAGCCATGCCGGGAGCGGTCATCTGCTGCTCTCTGGAGGTATGGGTTAAATTTTGATTTCCAAGTGCCATGAGTTGACCCTCAGTTCAAGTATGCGTAGCGTATAACAGCGCAGGAAATAGTCAACATGAGTTGGTGGGAAAACGATCCAGCTTACATCAACGTTGGAGGTTGTCCTGTTCTTAAGCATTGGCTTGAACGGATAGCCTGCGCCCTACCACGCGATGGTTTGAGATTCGAAGACATAGATTTTCTCATCGAGAGGATGCACTACCCGGAACAGTCGTGGCATCATGAGGACAGGAGAGAATGGAGAGTGTGGCTAAGAGCGGCGAAATCGATAGGATTGATCCAGTTTTCAGATGGACGATACCGGCGCTCGCGGCCGATATACAAACTTCCGCATCCTCCATTCAAAGCTCCTTATGATAAGGAAGATCCCATACCTTGGCCGGAACAGATGAAGGGACCTTGGTGATGCGCAACCGCAGAATTCTGCAGATGATGGCTGGTATCGCGCCGAACCCGATCGAGCGCAAGCAGCAGCGCGCCGAGCGCCAGCTGATGCGCTATGCCCGCGAGCTGCAGGACCGGTCTCAACTCATGGAGATGGTCATGCGGCGCGAGCGCGGGGAACCCGATACCAAGCCGATGCCGTTTGCAAAGGAGGAGAAATAATGCCGTTCGTGAATGATCGCGGTGAGCAGGTAGACCTTGTCCCCGGCGCTCCCTCACCGATCGACGAGAACAACTTATCTCGCGACGATCTGGTGACCATCGAGAACATCGCGCAGCTCGGATGGCAGGCGCATCGCGAGTGGGAGAGCATCATCGGCGAGCAACCAAAGCCGACATGGCATGTTTTGACGCCTGCCCAGCAGAACGATATCTGCGATGGCGTCCGCTACATCCTGGAACATCCGACCGTATCGGTGCGCGTGCAACATGACTACTGGCGCGGCCGCATGGCGATGGATGGGTGGAGCTACGGCGAGACGAAGAACGGCGCCGCGATGACGCATCCGAACATGGTGGATTTCGATCAACTGAGCTTCCCGCAGCAGATGAAGGCACGACTCTGGCGGCACATCGTGCATGCGGTGGTGGGGTGATGCAATGAGCGACCCCGCAATCGGAGACGCTATCATCGCCGGCATTGGTGCTGAAGACAGCGCCCTTGCGCAGATGTCCGCGATCGTCACGAACCTGGAGCGAAGGGGGTTTGTGCTCATCCCCCGATCCCAGTACGACGCCCTGATGGCGGCGGCGAAGGCGCTCAAGCGCATCAGGCATTGGGATGATTTCGTTGGCGCGGCGACTTTTGGATTGCCGCACCACGTTGAGACAGACGTTAGCGGACACGACCAAGACGAACTCATGCGGCTCACAGAAATAGGCAACCGCATTACCGAAGTGCTGGCAAAGTACAACATTCGCCTCGAAAACGCTCCCAGAGATGCCCTCACGATGGCGATGGACCGCATGATCCGGAACCGTACTTCCAGCAGTGACTATGTGGCGAAGGTATTTAAGCCATGATCGAAAGAGTATTTGACTGGCTGTGGATCATTGCCGCTGCCATCATCGTTATCATGATCGCATGGATGACTCTGGCCGACGCTGCGGAGTGCCTGCCGTCCGTCCATGCCGTCCGGGCGCAGCATGGGGCTAAGGTCTCCGTGCGGTGGTCGCCGGGACCGGGAAACGGCTGCTACCATCTGAGGGGCGGAAGGGTGGAGGTGCGCTCCAGAGCCGCCTCCGCGGCGTCTGGAGCGGTAGACCGAATTGCGGCGCTCCTCAAAGGGCCGGGATGGCAAGAAGGACTGAAGTTGCGCGCGGCCCGCATAGAGTGCGAGAATGCGTCCAGCGCCCTGATGCGCACCGCCATGGAACTGCGGGAAAAACGAGTCCTGAATGAACGTCTCAAAGAGTGGTTCGCCGTCCAAGACGGATACCGTCACGTTTCAGTTGCCACGCGCGTCGTCGGTAGCGCCGTTCCCGCGCGCGAAGTTCGAGACGTTCATTTCTTATTTGAAGGTTCAATCGAGCGATTACGGCCGGCAGCCTTTCAAGCTGCTTGGGAGCCAGCTGTATATTCTCGATGAGGTTGAGAAAGGGATCGCTGAAGGCATAACAACCTTCGTTGTTTTGAAGGGTCGGCAGCAAGGAGCGACGACGCTCTTCATCGCGATCGACATGTTCTACGCGTTCGAGTACGGGGGCCTGCTCGGCACGTTCATCCTGCACGAAGAGAAGGCGCTGGCAAAATGGCGGGCGACGATCGATATCTTTCTGGAGACCATGCCGAATCAGATCACAGTCGGCGGCAAGAGGACTAAGTTCAAACCGAAGGTCGAAAAGCACAACCGAGACATTCTGCTGTTCAGCAACGAGTCGATGTTTGCGTATTTGATCGCCGGTACACAAGAAGAAAGGTCCGGCGGTCTTGGTCGATCCCAGTCTTCAAACTACGTCCACGGAACTGAGTGCGCGTTCTACGGAAATGAGGACGACATCAAGGCGTTCAAGTCGTCGGTGTCGTCGATCTATGAACACCGCCTGCAAATTTGGGAGACCACCGCCAATGGCTTCAACCATTTCTATGATCAGTATCAATTGGCAAAGACGTCTCCTGCTAGCCGCGCAATCTTCTCTGGGTGGTGGCGAGATGAACGCCGTCAGTTCCACGTTGACGATGGACGTTTCGGACATTACGGGCGGGATCGATTATCTCGTCTTGAACGAGGACGGGTCCGTGCTGTTAAGGAGCTGTATGACTTTGATGTAAGCATGCAACAAATGGCCTGGTACCGCTTCCATCTAGACAACGAGAAATCCGGCGACCAGTGCACCATGGACGCCGAGTTCCCGTTCACGGAAGAAGACGCGTTCCAATCGACCGGCGCCAAGTACTTCACGTCGCCGGTCCTGACGGAGGTCATGCGCGAGGCGCGGCGCCACCCGATGCAGGCGTACCGCTACCGTATGACGCGCCGGTGGGACGACACGGTCGTGCAGGGGCCGCTGAGTGATCCGCGCGCCGAACTGAAGATCTGGGAGCACGCCTCCAAGTTCGGTGTGTATGTCGTGTCCTGCGATCCGGCCTATGGGTCGAGTGATCAGGCCGACAACACCTGCATCCAGGTCTGGCGCTGCTACGCCGAGTGCATGGTGCAGGTTGCCGAGTTCTGCTCGCGTGACTATGCGACCTATCAAGTCGCGTGGGTCATCGCGCACTTGGCCGGCTTCTACGGCAAGCGCGACTGTCGGGTCATCATCGAAATCAACGGTCCCGGTAAGGCCGTGTTCTCCGAACTCGAGCGCACCCGCGAGTACGTCCGCGAGATACCGGCCGGAGAGGACACTTTCGAGGTTCGTAACTGCCTCAACAACTTGAGGTATTTCTACTACACACGCATCGATACGGTGGGCGGTTCCGACCTTGCCTACCACATGGTGACAACCGACGACATCAAGCGCATGCTCATGGCGCGGTTCAAGGACGGTGTGGAACTGAACCGCATCCAGGTGCGGTCGCTGGGGTTGGTAGAAGAGATGCGCACCCTGGTGAACACCGACGGCTCGATTGCGGCAGACGGCGGCAAGAACGACGATCGTGTGATGACCGCAGCCTTGGCCGCGGAGTGCTGGCGCAAATGGTTGTGGGCCAAGCTGCGCGGGGAGGGGTTGACGCGGGCCTATTCCGCGAGCGTTGAAGAGCGCGGCGGGGAACTTCCTGTGGGCCGGGTGGTGATGAATTATTTGAAGCGTTGCAACATAGAGCTTCCGCAATGAGCATGCTTTCACACAACCTTCGTTGTCTTAACCCACGGTGTGGACATGATTTTCATACCTTCGAAAAGGTCGATCCTCCGTGCCCTCAGTGTGGCTGCCTACGGACTGATTGGGTTCCTGCTGGGGGCCACATTGGCTCTATTGCACCGCGCATGGATGCTCGACTGCGCTCCCTTGCTGACCAACACGGCATGACAAATTTGAATTCCGCCTCCCCGAGCCGGCTGAACCGCGCGGCGCCGCGCCTGGACGTCCCCCCCATCAGCCCCGAACTCGGCATCAGGCAGTTCGCTCCGGGCTTCTCGGCCCCCGTGAGCGCGCACGGGGCGATCTGCGTGCCGTCATCGTCTCCGGTCAACTTGCGTGGTAAGGTGGTAGTTGGCCCCAATGCGCCGCGCCGTGAGGCGTCAGCTTCCATCCCTGGTCCTAGCGCCAACGCGATCATCGCCGGCCGCACCATGCAGAGGACCATCAAGTGAGTCCGTGTAAGCACTACATTTACGAGCGTGAGGCGGGGGGGATGAGAAAAGCCAAGCTGACAGCGCCGCAGCTCGTCGCGTTGCAGATGGCGACGGAGAGCCCGAACAGCCGCCTCCCGCTATGGACGAACTACAACGTCGCGATGGCACTCTGGCGCCACAACTATGTGGATCAGCAGAGCTTCATTACCGATAAAGGACGCAAGGCCGTCGCTGAGGCCGGGAAGCAGTCATGAAACTCCCCCTAGCCGCCCTCCTCACCCTCCTGCCCCTCTTTCTGGCTCGTGTGGATCGTCGTGAATTGGCATCCCACCCATTTCCAACCCCTTCCCTCACCTCCGGAGAGCAAGAGCAAATGAACGACCTGATCGAGAGGCTTGAGAATCCACGTCTCGGCGACTGGATTGCTGTGACGGAACAAGCCGCCGCCCGCATCAAGGAGCTTGAGGCGGAACGCGACGAATGGAAAGCCACAGCGGAAACATGCTCGATGATTGCCGACGTACGCATCAAGGCCGAGCGCGACGCCATCGAAGTGGCAACAGTTGAGAAATGCGCTTCACGTATCGAAAAACTCGGATGGACGGCGGCGGCTAATTCCATCCGGGAAATGAAGGCGGAGACCATCAAGTGATCTTCCCGACCGATGACGACGAGCTTGAAGACCGTGTCCGTTACCTGATCGAGCGGTGCCTCTCGACACGCGAGGAGCGCGACCGCCTCTATCAGTGGCGCGAGAAGTACTACTTGTTCGGCACGCAGGGCTACGAGCAGAGCAAGTACAACCGCCTGGAAAGCCACCTCGACCTGGTGACGTCGTTCCTGTACGCGCCGGACCACGCTTTCTATCACATCAGCGCCGACCAGAATGAAGACGAGCCGACGGTCCAGAAGACGCTCGTGCTGCAGGACGATTTCAACGATGACTTCCAGGCGGACGGAATCTCGGACGCCGTGATGGCGTCGATCCCGTGGTCACTGACCTACGACACCATGCTCATCAAGCAGGGCTGGAACCGCGATCGCGGTCAGTGGTTCGCCGAGCTGGTGCCGCCGCACAATTTCGGGGTCTACCAGGAAGAACGACCTGACCTCGATAGTCAGGAGTGCTTCTGCCACACCTATCACCTCAATTACCAAACCGCCGCCGGCAAGATGATCCTGGCGGGCCGGGAAGACGAATTGCAGCGGCTGAAGGTCACGCATTCGTCGTCGATTTCTCCGTTCCCCGAAATGCTGCAGCGCATGATCATCGCCGGGACCGGGGGATCGAATCTTGCCGGCACGATCTTCGGGCAGGTCAACCCCGACTACTCGCCATCCGCCACCTACCAGGCCAAGACCGAAGTGCCGCTTGTGCGCTTCACGGAACTGTGGGCGTGGGATGACACCTACCTGGATTATCGCATCTTCCATATGCTCGAACCGGACATCCTGGTGGGCGATAGCCGCAAGACGATCGAGGCTTACAAGAAGTCTACCAGGAACGTAGAATGGCTGTTCAACAAGATCGAGAAGATCGGCAAGACGCCATCGCAGTGCAACCCGTTCTTCCCGCTGGAACATCCGTTCGTCAAAATACAGCCGTTCGGGAAATACAATTATTTCTGGGGCAAAGCGCACCTTGATGCGTTGGTTCCGCTGCAGGAGTGGATGCTTGAAAGACTCGACCAGATTGCAGATATTATGGAACGTCAGGCATACCCGGCTCGTGTTGGATCCGGCTTTCTTGGCCTATCCGAAGAAAAGATGGCTGCCTTTGGGGGTGCGGATACTTACCTGTTTGATCAGCTTCCCAACGCGAAGGTCGAAGAGCTACGACCCGAAATGCCGCCCGACATGTTCGCCGAATTCCGCGAAATCACGAACATGTTCCTGGAAGCTTCCGGGCTTACGGAGGTCATGTCTGGCCGCAGCGAACAGGGCGTGCGGTCCCATCAGCATGCGCAGCAGTTGAACAAGAGCGGATCCGGCCGCATCAAGAAGGCGGCACTGGCGATCGAAAGCCCGCTCACGAAGCTCGGCGATGTCGGGCTTAAGCTGAAGATGGCGCATGACGACAAGAAATTGCGCCTTCCGGCCGGCGAGGATGGCAAGTCGCAAGAATTCTACGCGTGTGACGTCCATGACGTGAAGATGCGCGTTGACGGCCATTCACACTCCCCGCTGTTCGGCGATGAATCCCGCGAGTTGGCGCTCACGCTGCGTAAGTTCGGCGCCATCGACAACGCAGACCTGATCCGGTCGACGAACCCGCCCGGCCGCGACATGCTGTTACACAACCTCCGCCGGCGCGAGAAGCAGCAGAAGAAGATGGCGCAGGAGCACCCCGAACTGCTGCAGCAGCACGGCGGAAAGAAGAAGTAGCGGCGTTCGCCGCTTCTCTCGGCCTCCCACCCCTAAGGTAACGAACAAAACTGAAACAAAAAAGACAGCAGTGCTTACCTATTCTTGACCGGTCCGGCGGGGCTGCTACAATAGCCGCGCTTAAACCCCCCGCCCGCGGCATCCCTTGGGGACGGGCAGCAAGAGCATAAGGAGCACGAGATGAACGAGGTAATCCTCACGCACGGTCGTCGTCACAAGCGGCGTGGCCGGCGCTAATCACCAGGCGGTGATCGTTCCTTGCGGGGAACGGAAAGGCCCCCATCGGCTTGGCGGGGGCCTTTTTCATGTCAGCGCCGGTTCGTGTAAATGTCGTACCATCCGCCCGGGTGATCTGCCGGCCAGCCGGCGCAGTGAGCGCGCTCATGGCGGGCGACCATAGGATCATCGATCCTGATGATGACGCAGGTTCCGCTGCGGCTGAAAGCAAAGCCGTTGACCTGCCCGGGACCATAGGCCTGATTGTACAGGGCGTTCACCTCAGCATGCGTGAGAACGTGCTCAATCACTGGCATCGGCGGCGGAACGTCGTATTGCGGCGGCGGGAGTAGGGTCATGCCTTGTTACTCCAGAATGGATTGGGGCAAATGCGGCCTTTCTCATAGCCGTCAGGACCGCAGTTGCAGGCGTCGGGATAGCAATGCGTGTACTCTTCACCGTATCCGGTGCACAGCGCGGCAAGCTGTTCAGCGGAACGGTCGGCAAGAAACGCCTGCAGCCGCTTCCCTTTATCCGTCAGCCATCCGTAACGCGTAGAGGTGCCATATTCGATGATATCAGCGCGGCACAATGCGCTGATGAGCAGCCAGCATACGGCGGGGCCAACGGCTTTTTCTATCTTGGCAAAGTTGTAGCAATGGGGACCGCGGTCGTCGCCAATGGCGGAGAAGAACGCCTTCAGCGCTCCGATCGTGTGTCCTTCACCCGTCCCGTAGCCGTAGCCGATGACGTGGTTTTCCCAGTCAATGAAGTGCTGTTCTAGCGTTTTCGTATCCATGGATGATGTATACTTGACCACGCCTACCTTTAGTCCTACCAATTGTGCACAACACTCATGCATAATCAGGTAGCTCCATGGCCACCCCTCCGATCCCCATGCCGATGCGCCCGCCCGGTCCCGGTGGACCCGGCGCCCCGGGCGCGCCCGGCGGCGGGATCGGTCTGCCGAAGTCGCCGATCGGCGGTCCGGCCGGCCCAGGCGGCTCCCCGATGGTCTCGCCTGGCACCGGCGCCGGCATGCAGGCCCGGGCGCTGGCGTCGATCAAGAAGATCATGGACAGCCTGATGGCGCTGGCCAAGGACTTCCAGCCAGGCACCCCCCAGTTCAACGGCATCGTGGGGGCGATCAAGAGCCTCAACGGCGCCACCAAGGAAGCCCCGGCAGAGCCACCCAAGACACCGCTCCCCGTCCCCCCGACGGCTCCCGGCGGCGGTCTGGGCGGCCTCGGTGCGCCCCCGACCGGCGGCCCCCCGGGCGGGATGCCCCCAGGCGGCGCTATGGGAGGCGCTGGTCCGATCGAACCTCCAGGAGAAATGTGAGATGGCGCAGAACGAATTCCTCCGGCCGAAAGGCGTGGACACCTCGGATCTGGATAGAAGGAAAATGGAGCACGGACAGTTCAGGAATCCCCCATTTTATATGCCTTATGGAGGCTTTTCCTCGGCCGCCAAGGGCAAATTCGAGAGCAACAAAATGACGTTGGAGAAGGGTGGCCCGCAGTCGGTACGCGGAAGGCCAATCTAATGAGCAACCCGTTTCCCGAGCCGGTCAAACAGACCGACGAGAAGATGTACGAACGTCGCACCAGCAAGGGCATGTTCATCAATCCGCCCGGTAGCGAGCATGCGCAGTGCGTCCACTCGTTCGGTCGCACGCATCTCCAGGACACGAAATGGCCGCCCGGCTCGCGTGAGCGCGGTGAGCCGCGCACCTCAGAGGAGTTCTCCGCGATGCGCAAGCGCCGCGGCATGGAGGGCGAAAGCCTCGCGATGAAAGGGCCGCTGAAGTGACGACGCCGAAGCTTTCTCCCGCCGACATGGATCGGCTGTCCAAGCTCTCCTACGACCTCGCGCACAATCCGAAGACCCGCGCCCATTTCGCGCGCCTCGTGGAAGAGGTCGATCCGCAGTCGGCCAAGGCGTTCAGCGACGTCGCCGTCGATCGCAAGTTGTCCGCCTTCATGCAGAAGTTCAACGACGATCGGCTGCAGGAACGGATGGCCGGCGTCCAGAACGCGCGCGAATCGCAGAAACAGCAGGTCATCAAGAAGCGCGGCTATAGCGCTGAGCAGGTCCAGGAGCTGGAGAAGATTCAGACCGCGTACGGCCTGACCGACTGGATTGCCGCGGCCGACATCTACGCGACGCGCAACCCGCCCGACAATCCCGCCCTGAAGCCGCCGCCGGAATACCTGGACGGTTCGACATGGGATTTCCCGACTGTGCCGGGGCCGGATGGCAAGATGCTGAATTTCAAGGATTATGTCGCGAATCCTCGAAAGTACTCGAATAACACAGCCATTCAAATGATTACGGAATTCAAGCGCGGGCGCTTGCCGTCGTCATTTCATGGCTCGTGAGAAGCGCATCGTTATCGCGGAAGTGCGGGCGTTTATTCCGCGGGTCTAAGTGCAGATCTGGCTTCAATGAGGCCGCGATAACGATGCGGCGAAACACTAGTCCAAATGGACTTTAACTAGGAGTGCGACAAAGTGCCGCAATTTGGCAGTGGCATCATCCCGGCCCAGGGGCCGATAGCGCAAGAGCTAAGTGCTGTTGTGAGAAGAGCTTTCATGCCCAGGGTGTATGTCCAAATTTGGAAAAGTGCCCCGCTAATCGCGGCGTTGCTGTCCAGCGCCCAGGTGGCATCCGGCGGCTTGTCTCCGATCACGGCGCCGGTGCAGGGCACCCCGATGGTGTCCGGGCAGTGGACCGACTACAGCGGCACGTTTCAACAGCCGGGCGTCATTCCGGGCATTCAGAACGCCGAGTTCAACCTCAAAGCGTTTGTGACGCCGATCCCGTTCTTGGGCTTTGAGGGGCTGGTCCAGATCGACTACGGTGTGGTGCCGCTGATCGACGCGAGGTTCAACGATGCCACGAATGTCAGTATTGATGCATTTGCTACAGCATTGTTTAACAACATTGCTAACACTTCCCAACTTGTCGGATTGCCCGGCGCCATCGACGACGGAACCTTCCTCAATGCCTACGGTGGCATTCCGCGCCTCACAAATACGTTCTGGAAATCCACCTTCGTCAACAACACCGGCAATGTCATCCCGACCCGAAACCTGATGATCCAGTATATCGCCCAGGTCACCAAGACCACGGGCGAGATGCCGACCATCGGGATCATGGGCGCCGGCACCTGGGCGCTGCTATGCGAGGACTTCACGCCGCAGGAGCGCTACAACATCAACCCGTCCGACCGGCTCGATTCCGGCAATTTCGTGGGGCATTCGAGCTTCCAGGCGCTGGACGTCGCCGGCATCCCGTTCTACGCCGACGTCTACTGCCCCGAGGGGACGGTGTATCTAATTAATACCAACTACTTGAACCTGTTCCTGCACGAGCGTGCAGCGTTCTCGTTCTCCGGCTTCGAGAGCACGCTGCCGAACAACCAGTTCGGCTGGATTTCGGCAATTTTGTCGCTGATGGAACTTGTGAACGTCAAACCGAAGTGCCACGGCAAGTTCGCGGGCCTTCAATTCCTGCCGATCTGAGGTGATCGACATGGCCGTCATCCGAGATGGTTACATCTTCATTCCCATCCCCGTGAAAGTGCCGGGCGACATTCTGGTGTCATCCGAAAAGGTGCAGTGGGAATTCGAAGTCAACATGATCGCGGCTTTGCACAACGCCAAGGAAAAGGCTCTTGCTGAATGGCCGGAGACTTGGAAACGGCTGCAAGAAGCCTTCAAACAATGCGGCGTTGAGGTCTGATCAATGGCACAAATTCGCGGTTTCTTCCCGCTTCCGTTCAACGGTCCGCAGGTGACCGGATCGGCCAACGTCGTAGCACTTGCGTCCGGCGGCGTTTATGTGCTTCCGGCCGGCGAGTGGGCCGTCACGACCGGGTCGCAGACCATTATCCAGTGGTGGGACCCGGATAATTTTCTTTGGCGCAACATGTCGGGGCCGACCTCGTTCGAGCAGCTGTCATCGGACGGCGCGAACTATCGCCTGGTGAATTGGTCTGGCGTCGTCCAGGGCGGCAACATCACCAACGCGGGTTCCGGTGGCACCAACGGCATCGGCCCTGTCCAGACCGGTTCCACCGTCACCTTCGCCGCCCCCGCGGCCGGCGGCGTTACCGCAACCGCGCAGGGCTACGTCGTGGTCGGCGGCTCCGTACCGGCCCCAACGGTTACCCAGGGCGGTTCCGGCTTTCTGGTGCCTCCCATGATCGTTTGTGACCCGCCCCCGATCGGTGGCGTGCAGGCAACGTTTACGTGTGCGATCACCTCGGCCGGCGTCCTCTCGACCGTAACGCAGCTCACTGCGGGTGCGGGCTACACGTCGATCCCGCAGTTCTACATCATCCCACAGCCAATGTTCTACCAGGGCGCCATCCGATACCCCGGCGACGTAACGCCCGCTTATCCGCCACCGCCTGGCCTGATCAATCCGGCCAACGTGTGGACCGGTTCACCATACCAGCCCAACATTCAGACTGGCACGACCGGCGCGCTGCTGACCGGTGTCGCTCTGACCGGCTCAGGCACCCTGACCGCGATCGTCATGACGTTTGCCGGCAGCGGTTATGCGGGCAATACGGTTCCCGCCATTACATTCGGCGGTACCGCCATCACGTCCGCGGCGGCGACTGCGATCATGTCGTTTTGCGCAACCGGGACGACTGTCACGGCAACCGGCGGCGCCGGCACCGTCAACGGTCCTGCCGTTACCTCGCTTGGGATGATCGCACAAACCAACAACAACAACCAATTCTTCGCGCGCCCGGCTCGTGGCGTCACGACCGCAGCTGCGGGTTCGTTTACCGTTGAAGATCCTGGTTTTGGTCTTCAGGGCGGAACTGTGTTTGTCAGTGGTGTGAACATGACGGCGCTAGCAACCGTGACGAACACGCAGTACGGCGGTAAGACTGACGCTTCCGTCCTCCAGGCTATGGTGCAGTAATGACCGACAAGCCAGAGAAGCCCGTCGAACCCGGCCCGGCCCGCTCCGAAGCGGAGCAACACCGCTACGCGCAGGCCAACGCCGAGTGGTCAGCATGGATCGCGGAGCACCCCGAAGACGACGTCGAGGAGGTCGCTCCCGAGGCTGATGCGCCGGCTGAGGAGGCCGAAGAGGCCCCGGCCCCAGTGGCGCCCCCGGCGCCGCGACCCGGCCCACGGCCCGCGGGAGCGATGCCTCGGCCCGCCCCCAAGCCCGCGGGGGCGCCGTGATGGACGAAGACCCTGAGCACGACCGCCCCACGGCCGGCATCATGCAACTTGAGGTGACGAACCTCAACGACTTCCCGATCGAAGACTTCTTCGATGGGATCCCGATCCAATTCCCGGTCGCGGAGACAGTGACCGTCGGCGCTGACGTCGCACTGCACTGCTTCGGCTATCCGGGGGAGGAGAAGGACCGCGCCTTGCACATGGCCAAGCGCTACGGTTGGTCGGGGCGCGACTACCTGATCGCAGAGGGCGACCGCGAGCCGAAATACCGGCAGCTGGCCCGGAAAATCCAGATCAAGCCGGTCTACTTCGACCTCGTACGGCGGGACCGCAATGATCCTATCCTGGCGGACAAGGGCGATGATGAGGACGGGCTGCCGGAACCCACGGCGGGCGGCGGCGACAGCACGGGCACCAAGGTCGGAACCCGCAAGAAAACGCCGGCGCGCCTGGCTGCGCGCGCGCCGAGGGGGAAGGCGCGCAACGAACCCAGCACCGCTGACGTGAGATTGCGCTCGCCGCGGCGGTAGGGCATTGTAGCGACGCCGATGCTGCGGCCTCATTGAAGCGACGCCTACGCGCGCATGTGGGTGCACAACTTCCACATTTTCCGCGGCATCGGCGCCCGACATAGGACGCCGAAATGCAGCTATCGGATTATGTCAACGACGTCCAAGAATTATTGCACGACAGCACCGCGTCGGTGTGGCCACTCACGCGCGTCATTTCGCGCATCAACGAAGCCCGCCTTGACGCCGCGCGCGACATGCATTGCGTCCGGCTGAACGTCACCGGCGTCCAACTTATCCCCAACGTCGAAATCTACCCGCTGAACGGTGCGGTCGCTGGGGCAACGATCACAAACGCCGGATCGAACTACGGCGCCGGCGCATCGGTTCCGATCGCGTTCTCGGCGCCTCCGGCCGGCGGGACTCAGGCGCTGGCGACCGGCGTGCTGACCAGCGGCTCGCTTACGGCCATCAACATGACGCAGTGGGGTGCCGGCTACACGTCGATCCCGACCATTGCAGTCGGCGGTAGCGGCAGCGGCGCCGCGGCGACCGCCGTCGTGCTGTTCCAGGCCAATTCGCTCAGCACGCAGGTCGGCAACCCGATCACCACCACGAAGATTTCATTTATTTGGAATGGGGAAAGGAGGCAGATGAAATACTTGAACTTCACACTTTTTGATGCCTATGCGAGAATGTGGGTGCACAATTTCAACGCACCGCCCGGCGTGTGGTCCGAGCACCAGCAGCAGCGCCTAGTCTACATCCAGCCCCCGCCCGACCAGCAGTATCAATCCGAGTGGGACATCGTCTTCATGCCGTCGCCGCTGGTTGCGATGTCGGATGTCGATACGCAGATCAACGATCCGTGGTCCCGCGCGGTGCAGTTCCGGGCCGCGGAAAACCTGCTCATGAAACTCCGTAATATGGGGCAGGTGCGCGACATGGGACAGCGCTACGATGCCTTCGTGCCGCACATTATACAGACCACCGGTGGCATTCGCATTCCCAACGTGTACAACCGCAATTTCCAGCGGCGTGTGATGCGATGATCAGATGGCGTGGATTGGAGATTGATCGCAAGAAGTTGCGCATCGAACGCGGCAACGTGAGTGTTCAGTTCAAGCGCGTGCGTGGGAGCGGGCGCTGCATCCGGTTTGATTTGCTATGTCATCTCATGCTTTCCGCGCCATCAACAAGAATGCATCTATTCGACGTGATCTATTCGCATGATGCGGTAGATAGCCCGACTGATCTGCGTATAATTGATGTCACAATCAATCAGATGGTCCGTGCAATGCGCTCTCTGGGACTTGTTTTGCGCCGCGATAAAGCATGGCCTTACCTGCATTGGGTGGAGTCAGTATAGTGCCTCCTGCGCCACAGCAACGCCAGCAGTCTTCGCAAGTAGGCGATAGCAAGTTCATCCCGTTTCTCGAATTCGAGAAGATGAACACCAAGGTCGCGCGGCAGAACTTGCCCGAAAAGCAAGTTGCGTGGATGGAGAACCTGCAACCGATTGCGCCGAATGCGCTGCAAACGGTTCCCGGTGCGGCCACGACGCTGGCGACAGTGACCGGAAAGACGGTCTCGCGGAAGTTCCAGGCCAACCTGAGCGGTACCGACTACATCATCTTTTGCGCGACCGACGGCTCGATCACCGCTGTGAACGCCGG